TTGACCAAATCTTTTAACGCATTATAAACCCTTTGTACACTTGCCATATTTGCAATCTTTGATATACAAATATACATAAAAGAGAAAGGGGCCTCCTCCGTGAGAAAGCCCCTTGTATATAGACAAATAAGTAATCTCTAACCAAAACTTGCTAGGGGGCGACTAGACAGGTGCCCTAGCGCATTTGTCTTTTACAAATATATGCTTATTTGTTTAGTCTCGCAACTACCTCTTCATAAACTGGAGCACCCTTATCAGTCAGACAGAATCGAACCATAATGTCTACAGCGTCTTGTCCAGCAGGTACAGAAACAATTATATTGTTTGTATCAAACCAGCGTACTGAATCAGCATTACATAATAATATTTGAAGGTTAGTAGCCTGTAAAATTGCAGACCTTACTTTAACTTCTGGTGCATCAAACATCTGAATAAATCTTTTAGGATCTGCTTTTGCTGAACTTAAAAGTTCTCTCTTGATTTCGATGTTGCTTGAATTTATGTTAATACCTAATGATAAAGCGACAGGAAGTAAATCTTGCATGTCTTTATCTCTGACCATTGCGATAGCATCTAACTGTGCGAACTCTTGTTCTACAGTGCTTTCTGCACTCTTACTATTGTCTACGGCTTTAAACTTAGATCCTCCATTAGCCGTATTGCCAGGATGTGCATCTAAGAACGCACGCAAATTAGGCTTCTCTTCAGGAACTACTAGAACCTTATTGACAAAAAGAACATGAGATCTTACTGACTTTGGGCTTTGCTCGTCCGCATAGATACTGGGTTCTCCTGGACAATAACGAATTGCTCGAACTTTATTAGTTTCTCTATCGAAAAACTCTGCTTCTGATCGCAGACTAAAAAGGACTCCTCCTTTATTGTTTACAGTTTCGTATACCTGAGTTAATGTTTCTTGTTGGTTTTGTTTGATTCTAAAGCCGTCGCGCTTGATGGGACTGGCTTTCTTTTTTTGAGCAGTTTTTGCTTCCATGATATTTTATTTGAATGAAATTATAATTTATAAAAAAGGGAGTGGGGAGGGTTTCCCCTCCCGTTCCCAATCTCTAATTAAAGAGTAATTAATACATGCTGATTAGCAGCGCGAGTAACTAAAGTAGACTCAGAACGATAGTTGAATTGAAGGTCGTCAGTATTTGTGTTATTGACACCTAAAATAGAACCAGTCATCCAGTGCTCCATCTCACGGCTATATCCGTTTGTATCCTTGTAGTTAAGTTCCAAAGCAGCGGCTCTGTTGCCAGTCTTTGGATCAACAACCGTAGTCATTGGTATCATAACTCCTAGGTACTCAGAACCAGCCAACAAAGTTGGATCGTTAAGTAACTTCCAGTTGTGCTTGTGGAAAGTATATCCTCCACGAGTGAAAGATTGGAATCCAAGATTAGCACCATCGCCATCTCGTCCACCAAAAGCATTAACACCTGCTGTTGTGTTACCAAATCCAGCGGCTCCATTCAATGACGCAACGAAGTCGTCAATCTTGAAACCTTGAGAAGTGTTACAGTAAATAGCGTACTCAGGAGCAGCGCCATTCTTGTCCAAGTTCTCGATCATTGTATCCATACCAGTTAAGGCGTTGATCTGACCGTCGTGAACGATACCTCTGTTTTCAATTGCAGAGAAATAACCTTCTCCAGCAGTAACAGATGCACCAGCACCAGTTAGTGTAGAAGTTACATTCTCTCCTAAAAGGAACATCATCTCACGCTTGTCTAAGAAACGAGCACGAGTGTCCATCTCTCCTTTGACATACCATCTGTAGTCTCCATTACCTACGTTCACCCAACCAATGTTAGTTGCTTGTGATCCAGTAACTCTGAATACTTCCTTGATGATATTGTACTTATTAGTACGCTTGATTACGTTACTTTCTAAGTAGCCAGCATTCTGATCAGATCCCTGCTTGAACAAGTTACCGATAACTGGGAAAGAACGAGTTCCTGCTGAAGCAGCAGAAGCCGTAAGACCAGCAGAACTTAGAGTTTGAACAACGTATTCTGCGGTAGCAGTGTTGCCAATCTCAGCAGTTGAACTAGTTGGAACAATTGACGTAACGATACCACGATCAACACCACCAATTAGAACAACATCGTTAAGACGAAGGACTGATGCGTCGGACGTTGCTTTTACGATTGTTATTGTTGTTGCTGCTGCGGCGGCGGATGCTTTTAGCGTTCCGTCTTGTGCTTGGTGAAGACGATTTTCTTCCCAATACTGGACTTCGTCTGCGGTACCGTTTGCGCGAATCGCTCCCGTTAGGCTTAGAAACCCCGTGATTCCACCAGAAATTTGCTGATAGCCGTAAGTCTTTACAAGACTATCTCTGTTGTCTGGTGCGTTTATTTCATTTATGAAGTCTCCAAGAGAAGTATATTTCTCTGGGGACAAGCGGCGAAAGACCGCTGCTTTACTGTCATTATAGACAGGAGGAAAAGTATTTGCCATGATATATAATTTTAATCGGTTAAGGCATTAAACATTAAAGCGTAATCTTTGACTTCCTATCTCCTCTTCAAGTGCTTGACGGATTGACTCCGCAACTGGATTAGATTGAACTTTTTGTTCAAGGGATGGAGCGGTTGCATCAACATTAGCCGCCGTTTCGACAACATTGCGTTGACCATCACTTAGCCCTTGACGGTATATACTTTGAACAATATTGGGCAAGTTGTCCATTATAGTTCGATCAGTATTCCATTTGTCAAAATTCCAATTACCACCTTCCTCGACATAGTCATCAAAGAAAGACTCAATTTCTACATTCTTCCTTTTAAGTTGATCTTTGTATGTAGCATCGACACCAAACGAAAACGTCTTGTCGTTGCCTAGATCAAATTCAATCTGTTCTAATTCATTAACATCTTGAACCATATCATTTATCCATTGATCATCTACAATAGAAGAATCATCCATTGATTCTTGTTGCACTGGCGCTGCGAAATTCTCTTGGATTTCCCCAATAGTATCACGAGCGTTTTGTGCAGCGATCTTGAGATCCACTTTGGATGCGGCAATTTCTTCTTCGTCGTACATGTTCTCATCAAGTTTGTATTTCCGTTTCAGTAATACATCCACTTCATCAGAACTCAAGTTAGGATAAGACGTAGCCATCTCGACACGGACGGCTGTTAAGTCATCCATGCCTTCAGTATTTAATGATTGATATGCAAACCAATCACGAGGGTCTCTTCCTGTACTTTCGACAAAATCAGCAATTGCTTGTACCCGTGGGTCAAGTTCGAATACTTCGCTATTTTCCTGTTCGCCTTCCGAGGGTTGCATTTCGCTGTTCTCTTGAAGTTGGCCAAGGAATGAATCGAAGTCGGATTCATTTTCTTGCATCGGTTCTTCTACGGCCTCAGTTGATGCAACCTCCTGGGGTTCGTTTGCTACCGCTTGCTGAACTGGCTGAACCTCTTCTGGCTGAACTTGATCAGCAGAAGGCTCATTAACTTCTGCCTGGGCTGGTTGCTCAGGAGCAGTCTGTTCTGATTGCGGTTGTGTTTCTGTTTCAGATGAATTATCTGCCATAGCATTATTAACATCATCTAGCGCCGCTTGTGGCGGCTCTTGCGAAATCTCCATGCCTGCTTCGCGGACTTGGGCTTCTAGTTGGTTCTCAATTGAATTCATATGTGTTGTGTATTTATAATTAAACAAAGTTATAACAGGTATTATCTATATATATGGGCGAAATTTGGATATGTCGCTGATTATAATTATGTTTACATCCTAACCAAAATTAATTATTATGAAAAATTTATTTATTACAGCAATGACTCTGATGAGCATGAGTTCATTTGCACAAGCGTTTCAACCAATAACCTCCATTAACGGCGTACTATATAGAGCCGTAGAGAATACGCTGACTCACGCTACTTATATTCAAGATGATAATTTTGAATTTGGACTAGCGGCAGATAGTTTCTATGTTGACGAAATGGACTACTTACAGTGGGATGCCTACTCTGGTTTCCTGGAAAGGAATCAAGATGCTGTATTGAGAAATGGAATATACTTGCTTAACGACGGGTGTCATGTCTTTACTCATGAATCAGACAACGACAAACTACTAGTCATTAGATTATTTGGATCGCAAGATTAGAGAAGGGGCTTAGGCCCCTTTTTTATTTCTTTATATTCCTTCCGTAATTCTTTCGTAACTCTGCTACCGCTTCTGCTCTAGCGTCTTGATAGACTCCTTTTTTCTTTGCGACCTTTGTCATTGCTGCAAGATCATTTTCAAAACGAGTACCACCTCGGTTTTCACCATAAGAACTTCCTGCCTTACTAGAACCCATTGTGATTCCTGCTACTCCAGCCTTCTTTAATCTTTTGCGTAAAGCATTTACGGTTAGAGAATCTAACCTCTGCTTATTAGTTACTTTTTTTTTACTTTGGCGCCTTCCTTAGCATCGATCTGACCCATCTGCTTCATGACCCTTCCTGCTCCGCTATCGTTTAGATTGGTTGCGACTCTTGCGTAACCTCGAACCTTTCCGCCTTTCTTGTATTTCATTTTCATACCTGAACCTGCTACGTTTTCGCCCTTGCCTCTTCCAGCACGACCACTCTCTATGGCATTAGTGTTGGAATCTCTAGCCATGTCTTTCATAACACTCATAGCGATTTTTCTTTGCTTAGGATCTTTGAGCATAGCCTTCATCATTCCGCCACTCTCGTACATCTTTTTCATTTTACCGCCTTTCATGTATTCCATCATACCGCCGCCTGCCATACTCATACCTTGAGCGCTAGACTTATTTCCAGAAAACTTTCTTTTGCCTCGGCTTTTCTCCATTCCCTCGCTTTCGTCGCGACGATCTTTTAATGATTGACTTTTGCTGCCACTTCGTGATCCCATAGAGTCATCGAGCCGTGCGTTGTATCCTTGTTTCTTCATGATTAGTAGGTTGTATGTATTACAAATTTAAGCATTATCAGATTTATTTTCAGGGGGTGAGATTTCCTTTGTGATATATTTAATCAGGGCTTTATAATCTATCTCTACTCTGGTCCGAACCAAAGTTACCATTTTACTTTGTTTGCCCAATACGCTGCACTCATTTTGCCCTTAGCAATATTTCTAGCATGCCTTGCTTTAAAGGCTGCTCTTTTTTTTCTTCTTGCTGGGCTAGGGTTAGACTCTGTTACAGTATCAGCACCAGGCTGACCAAATCTTATTACTTTTACTTTATCACCTTCTTTAGCAACAACTACATGAGACTTGGTGGGATGGCTTGGGGTTGCCTTTGGTTTATTATAACCAGAGACTCCTGCTCTTTTTAAACGAGGATCTTTGCTTGCCATAAGACAAAGATACCACAATCACTTATAGGAAGCGCCCCCTGACCACAAGACCATAGACTTCCTAAGACCTTTAGTTACTGGCTTAACCCTGTGTAACATATAAGATGGGAAAAGAACAACAGTCCCTCTTGTATTAGATGGAGTTATAGGGTTGTTCCCTGTCTGAAGTTGCAACTCTCCTCCTTCATATTCTGATGGATCAGACAATTGAACTGTCAACGAAACTTTTCGAGTTGACAAAAAACCATAACCTATATCCATATGCCAATCATAAAAACCTTTATCTTGTGATCTATACTCAGTGTATTGAATATTGTCTCTGACGGATTGAAGATTAAAATTCCACAGTTCGTTATTGGCCTCAGTTATACAACTCATAAGTCTGTCAAACAACCACCTACTATTTTGAAAAGGTGGAATCCATTTTATACTAGACTTTCTATATTCAGGATCGCCTCCTTGAGTCTCAGCAGTTTCGTAAGGAGTGTGAGATACTATCTGTTCTATTTTTTTAATCTCTTCCTCATTGAAGTAAGATTCAAAATAATACCACTCAGTCATATTATTTTCTTGTGGATGAAATGTTGGAAGCAAGTTAAAGTCTTGCATTTGGGGTGAGGCTATTATTTGATTATCACTACTCATGGCTTAGAACAAAATGAAACGATTATATATCTCTCGCCTTTTGATATGGGCCTGCCCCCGTGGCGATGAGTTATTTTAGCAGGGTGTATGGATATCTCTCCTATATTTCCTTTGTGTACTTTTTGTTGTCTCCAAAACCAAGTACCTCCTCCTTCAAAGTCTTTATTTAAAGTTAGAACACAAGAGATAAGACCAGCATCATGATGTAGGGCTAGGTGACCTTGAACATCTTCGTCATACTTTATCATAAAGTTTTCACTAGATAGATCTGGCCAAGGACCGCCTTCAAGTTTCCACTTATGTATGGCACAAGGATACACAAACTCACGAAGGACCTGAGAGTAGATTTTATCTAATCCAATAGACTCTAAAAGAATATCTGTAGTAGGATAATTATCGTGACGCTCTTTAGTCCATTCATTTAAGTTATTCGCTTCTTCTATTACTAGAGAACAGAACTCCTGGGTAAAGAGAGGATAAGAGAAAACATCTGGAATGTTTTCATCACATATAAGATCCCACTGTTTAGTTTTAGCAGACTCGTGAATAAACCTTCTCACAAATGCTTTATAAGAATAATCTGAAAGAGAAAAAACCCTAGGCTCCGTTGTAGAACTTCGTTCTGACTGTATTAAAAAGTCTTCTTTAACAGCAAGTGCTATTGTATCTTGAGTAACATATCCTAAATCACCTCTTGGGTGATCACAATATGTAGCAGGTAAAAACTCATCTACTGCAAAAAAGTAATTCTGAAACTGCTGCTCCAGAAGTAATCTTACTCCATTACCCGTAAGCATATAGGCGTGAGTTTGATATGTGTAATTAGGCTTACATAGTTTATCATTAAAATCAGATGGCGGCTCCTGGAAGATGCAACCTAAATACATAAGTGTCCAGGGATGATTAGTCTCTATTTCTGATGGATCGAATTTTCTTTTAACCTCAAAGTCTTCTTCAAGAATAAGAATTTTATCATACTTTTTTTTCTGAGCGTCTAACCATATTGTGTAGTGAGATGCGGCACAGCCTATTTCACCATCAGTTACGTTTCGTGTCCAGAAATGATTTGGTTGATCTTTTAATTTCCAATGCTTACAGACAGTATAAGTGTCAGGCATGTATTCTCCTGTGTAACCGTTACAAGCATTCCATATAGTCAATGGAGAGTTAAAACCAAAAGACTCAAACCTGTCGGTTATTTCTTTTTTCTTTTGTTCATCTACGTCCAGACAAATAACATATGTCATGTCCGCATCGTTTACAACTGTTTGCATTTTTGTTTCTATTAAATTATACCAATCTTCAGAGACATTTTTCCAATCCCTGGTCTGAATGTATTTGTCAATTCTTTCCCAGTCCGTAGACTTGTTGAAACCGTTGACGGTTTCTTTTAATCCAGCAATCTCATTTGTATCCACTATAACTCCATGAGCCATCATCTCTAGAGCCGTAACACAATATGTCTCCTTGTAGTCTGTGGGATAATACCAAGTCTCTGTGGTTTTCATCCTGTTATACAAAGCATCAGTAGAAAGAGGACCTAAGAAAGATACATTTCGATGTTCTAGACTTTTGACTTTTTTAGAAAAGTGTTCATTGTAATATTCTAAGCCGTAGGCAGGAGTTGCAATAGCGAGAGTGGCGTATGGACGTTTTTCTTTTATTGAAGGCCATTCGTTTAATAACTTATCTAAACCTCTCTCAGGGTGGGATGAGTACAGGTAACTTCCTGGAACTTTATAAGTACCCCTTTTCCTTTCTTTTAAAGAAATACCATTACCTATGATTTTTATTTTTTCTTCGATACGAGGATTATATGTTAGCACATGTTGCTTATGCCAGTCAGTTAAACAGATGATATTGTCACATAGATCATAGGCTTTATTAATCTCTGACTCTGACATTTTTTGACCTTTAAACCAGTAGAAGGGCTCTTCGTTATGCAGCCAGAACAGTATCTTTTTTATCTTGGAGCAATTGTAATGTTTGTAAAAATGCAGATAAGACACCCCAATCAAAACATCTATATCTTCAGGCAGAAGTTGCATGTTAGACAAAGGGATATATTCTATATTTTTCTGAGGACTAACCTGATTAACTTCACCTACTATAAAAACATTATGGCCTTTAACGGCCATCTCCATTCCTAGTTTGTTTACACATTGCTCTGTCCCACCTAGTGCAGGTGTGTCATTATCCCACGGCTCTTTAGAATACCCTACATGAAAAACTATATTCATTCGGTATTAAAAAAGAAAGTTTGAAATAATCTACCATCAATATGATCCTCACCAAAGTAATCCATAGAAGTATGAAATTGATTACCCCTGTAAAGAATCAGTCTGTTATATACGTTACCAATTGAACTTACCAACTCCCACTTAGTCTTATCTTGTGAGTCTACTTGCCAGTTAATATCAGAAGACAAAAGTCCAGTTTCTTTGTGTTTGTAAAATCCTGTTCCAGAAGACAAAGGTGCATCTGGAGTTAAATAACACACACCTGCCCACATCGTTCCAGCATCACAATGAATCCAAGATCTTTCTTTTGCCGTAGTAATTTGATAAGAGCCGTTGTAGTTGTCAGGCTCTTGGGGCCAGTAAGTTATTTTACCAACCGATGAAAGCGCGTTAGATATAACGCTTTTAACACTATCGTTATTAGCGAAAGAGACAGTTCTGTTACCAGGAAAATTTCCAGTAATATTAAATGGTTGAGAGAGTGCAAACTCTCTAACTTCATCTACGTTATCGTAGAAATCATCTATAACTATAATGTTGGTTTTCATTGAAGTATAATTGAATTACATCAAATATACAACAATATGATGTCAACAGGTTAATCGCTAACTGTAAGAGTTACTGACGATGGATTTGCGTAACTATCTATCTTAGATTTAACCTCTGTTTCTATCGCTGTTACTTGACTAGACCCAAGGGCTGATTTTGTCCAAGAAATAATGTCGGAATGTGTTAGGTTGGAAAATTCAGTAAATCCGCTAAGGTCACTTGTGTCCAAAGCCTGAATTCCAAAACTAGAATCTGTATAAAGATATCCCTCTTCATATATAGTGTCTGATGTTCCTGTCACCCTCCAGTGAACATTATATATAACATTTGTGTGGCCCCCCATACTAGAGTAGCACTCTACTGTTTTACAATCCCAATGTATCGTTGTTGCCATCTTATTTATTTTATAGTAGCCTCAAGAAGACCACGCTCATATTCTAATTGTTTTTCTATAGAAATAATTCTATCCTCAAGTTTACTAATTACATTTACTTTATTGTCTAGCCTTTCATGAACCATTGTCAACTCCGTTTTCAAAGAAGTAAATTCACTAAAAACACCACCAGCAGTAAAAACAGCAATTACAAACCAAAGAACTATTTGCCAATTTTTTATTAACGGATTGGTTACAGACATAATTATAATTGATTTACTTGTAATTCACCTCCATCTACCGTGACTGCATATCGAGTTCCGCCAGCATCTCTTAATATTAAAGCACCTTCGTTAGTGTCAATTTCACAGTTACCACTATTGTCTATTGAGAATTGAGATGTTTCTGTTCCGTTATCAGCAACCTTACCCATTCGGAACTTACTTGTTTTACTCTGTATGAACTTGATTCTCTGGTTAGCAGTACCTCCAGAAGCATTCATTAACATTGTTCCTTGTACGTTTCCTTGCAGACATAATCTTCCTATGTTTCCACTACCTACAACATGAAGTCTCATTCCTCCAAATAGAGTACCATTGATGTTTCCTATGGATGAACCTGAGACTCCAATTCCTAAACCAGTACCTGTTGTAGTTCCAGTATTATCCCAAGCAAGATCTGAATTACTAGACAACGCTTGAGATCCTGTCCAGAAAGCCACCCTTCCTGAAGATCCTGAACCTGTAACAGAAGCAGAAGACTCTGCTCCTTTTTGTCCTTTGGCGCCCTGAGGTCCTTTAGGTCCTGTACCTCCTGGAGGTCCTGCTGGTCCTGTGCCTCCTGTACCCCCTTGTGGTCCCTTCGGTCCTGGAGGTCCTGCTGGACCCTGACCACCTGTTCCACCCTGTGGTCCTTTAGGTCCAGGAGGTCCTGCTGGACCAGTTCCACCCGTACCCCCTTGTGGACCTTTTGGTCCTGGAGGTCCTGCTGGTCCTGTGCCTCCTGTACCACCCTGTGGTCCTTTAGGTCCTGGAGGTCCTGCTGGACCCTGACCACCTGTACCCCCTTGTGGTCCCTTCGGTCCTGGAGGTCCTGCTGGACCAGTTCCACCTGTACCACCCTGTGGTCCTTTAGGTCCAGGAGGTCCTGCTGGTCCTGTATCTCCTGGCTCTCCTCGATCACCCTGAGCACCTGTTCCTCCCTGAGACCCCTTAGGCCCTGGGGGTCCTGCTGGACCCTGACCACCTGTTCCACCTTGAGATCCCTTAGGCCCTGGAGGTCCTGCTGGACCCTGACCACCTGTTCCACCCTGTGGGCCCTTTGGTCCTGGGGGTCCTGGATCTCCTTGCTCTCCTATTGGTCCACCAGCACCTTGTGGTCCTTTAGGTCCAGGAGGCCCTGCTGGACCCTGACCACCTGTACCACCCTGTGCACCCTTTGCTCCAGGAGGTCCTGCTGGTCCAGTTCCACCTGGATTTCCTTGTTCACCCTGCGGTCCTTTAGGTCCAGGAGGTCCTGCTGGACCAGTTCCACCCGTACCTCCCTGAGGCCCTTTTGGACCTGGAGGTCCTGGATCTCCTTGCTCTCCTTGCTCTCCTTGCAATCCCTGAGGGCCTGGTCCACCCTTTTGACCTTTTGATCCTGGAGGTCCTGCTGGTCCTGTGCCGCCTGTTCCTCCCTGCGGTCCTTTTGGACCTGGAGGTCCTGGCTCTCCCTGTTCTCCTTGTCCACCTTGAGGGCCCTTAGCGCCCGTTGCACCTTTGCCCCCTGGTAGTCCTTGTTCTCCTTGAGGGCCTTTGGGTCCTTCAGGTCCTGTGCCGCCTGTTCCTCCTTGGTCTCCTTTAGCACCTTGAGCACCCTTACCTCCTGGTAGTCCTTGTTCTCCTTGAGGGCCTTTAGGTCCTTCAGGTCCTTCTGCACCTTGAGCACCCTTAACGCCTGTTGCTCCCTTATCGCCTGGATTTCCTTGTTCACCTTGAGGTCCTTTTGCTCCAACCTCTCCTTTAGATCCTGTGCCTCCTGTAGTACCTTTTTCTCCTCTTGGAATTTCAAAATCAAGAGTTGCTTCTTCAGGAGTTCCGCTATTAGTAACGGTAGCATCTGTTCCAGGATTGCCTGTAGTTGTGCTTCCAACTTCTATAGTGGCGGCAGCACCTTGCGCTCCTTGTGCTCCTTTAGCACCTTGTTCGCCCTTACCACCTTGAGCACCCTTGACGCCTGTTGCACCTTTGTCTCCTGGTAGCCCCTGTTCACCATGAGGTCCTTTTTCACCCCTAGGCCCTTCAGGTCCTTCTACTCCTTTAACTCCTATTTCACCCTTGGAACCTACTTCACCTTTACTACCCTGTGCCCCTTTATTTCCTGGAGGTCCTTGAGCACCTTTAGGTCCATCTTCTCCGTTGAACTGAAAACTTAGGGTTACAGCATCATCAGTATCGAATGGGTTAGACGCGCTTGAGGCGCTAACCGATCCTTCTAATTCTATTTGATCACCCGATGTATTAACAGCACTATAAGAAAACTTGTAAAAGTTACTTGTATTTTCTACCTCTCTAATAGTAACAATACCTGGTGTCTCAGGAGTAACTACAGTTTCGTTGTCTGAATCTTGATTATTGAACTGTACTCGTGTTGTGCTATTCTGTGTAGTGTTATTACCTCTTACCTCTCCAGAAGGCATGTCACCACTTGTGTCTGTCTTAAAGGTAAAATTGTATACATTTCCAGCATTTACGCCTCTGGATCCTTTTTGACCCTGGGCTCCCTTCTCTCCTTTGCTACCATCATCACCCTTAACTCCTTTGCTTCCTTGATCTCCTTTGGAACCTTGAGCACCTTTTGCACCATCAAATACAAAAGATACATTTACAGCATCTTGATCACTAAACGGATTACCTGCACTAGATGCAGTTACAGATCCTGTTAGTTCTATTTCACCAGAGTCAGTGTCACCAGCAGTAAAGTCGAAAGTAATAAAGTTCGCTTGATTTTCTACGGCTCTTATAGTGACAGTACCAACGTCATTTGCGCCAACCGCAGGGATGGTTAAGCCGTCGCTATCGACCTGATTAATGATAAGTCTTGTAGAAGTGTTTTGTGTACTTTCATTACCTCTGAGTTCACCATTAACTGGATTACCAGACGTTGATGTGCTAAACAAATAAGGATATATGTTTGCCGCGGATTGACCTTGTTGTCCTTTTACTCCTTTGACACCGACTTCACCCTTCTGTCCTTTTACCCCTATTTCACCTTTAGTACCTATTTCGCCTTTTTGACCTTTTACGCCTACCTCTCCCTTGGCGCCTATCTCTCCTTTTTGTCCCTTGACCCCTATTTCTCCTTTGGATCCTTGGTCTCCTTTAGCACCTTGTGCTCCTTTAGTTCCGTCATTCTGAAAGGAAAGGATTACTGCGTCATTGTCACTAAATGGACTAGCCGCGCTTGAGGCGCTTACAGACCCAGTTAGTTCAATCTCGCCTCCAGATGTATCACCACCTGTAAAAGCGAATGTTATAAAGTTGGTCTGATTCTCTACACCTCTTATTGTAACAGATCCATTTTGGGATGCAGCGATAGAAGGAATGGTTGTTCCATCACTATCAACCTCACTAACTACAATCCTAGTGGAAGTATTCTGTGTAGACTCATTACCTCTGAGGTCTCCATTAGTAACAGTTCCGCTTGTAGCGGTTCTGAAGTTATAAGGAAAACTATTAGCGGCGTTCTGACCTCTGGTTCCCTTTGGTCCCTTATCTCCTTTAACTCCTTTAGATCCTACTTCACCTTTAGAACCCTGATCTCCTTTGACTCCCTGCTCTCCTTTGCTTCCTTGATCTCCCTTAGAACCCTTGTCACCGTCAGCAACAAATGATATAGTTATTAAGTCTGACGCGGAAAAAGGATTTGCGTCGCTTGAGGAAGCGACTGTTCCATCAATAGTTATTTGATCATTCTCATTAGGACCAGCAACATTGGTCATCGTAAAGACTAGGAAGTCATTAGGATCCGCAACACCTCTGATAGTGAAAGTTCCTGGAGCCGTAGGCGTGGCTATTACATTTCCGCTTGCATCTTTTTTACTTAATGCTAATTGAGTAGATAGATTTGTTGTGGCGTTATTTCCCCTGATCTCTCCATCGTTTGGAATACCTGTAGAGTTGCTATCCCAGTTGTAGTCATAAGTGTTAGCACCGCTTTGTCCTCTTTGACCTTTAGCACCTTGATCGCCCTTAACTCCTATTTCACCTTTGGAACCCTGATCACCCTTGTTTCCTTTTACACCGACTTCACCTTTCTGTCCTTTGGCTCCACCTTCAGCAAAAGATAAAGTTATTTCTTCTGCGTCGCTGAAAGGATTATTACCACTACTGCCCTGTACAGTAACAGTACAAGTTATTACTCCTGTATCGACAGCAACACTATCTATGTTAAAATTTATAAAGTCTGTGGATGTGCTTACGGATCTAACCAATACCGATCCAGCACTTGGGGTAGGTATGGTGTCTCCGTTTTTATCGGTGGAGTTTATAACGACAGAGGTGGATGTGTTCTGAGTCTCATTGTTAAACCTGGCAATACCAGTAGCAGGACTTCCTGTTATAGCGGTACTGAAAGCGTACTCATAGGTTGCAGCAGGTAGTGGTCCTTGTTCACCTTTGACTCCTTTAGCCCCAACTTCTCCTTTCTGTCCTTTAACACCAATCTCTCCCTTAGATCCTTGATCTCCTTTAACTCCTATTTCTCCTTTAACTCCTATCTCACCCTTAGAGCCTACTTCACCTTTGGCACCTATTTCACCTTTATTACCCTTGTCACCCTGGTCTCCTTTTACGCCTATCTCACCCTTGACGCCAATTTCACCTTTAGATCCTACTTCACCTTTAGATCCCTGATCACCTTTGTCACCTTGATCACCTTTAACTCCTATCTCTCCTTTAGTGCCTATTTCTCCTTTTGATCCAACCTCTCCTTTAGACCCGACCTCACCCTTGGCACCTACTTCGCCTTTAGATCCCTGGTCTCCCTTGACACCTATTTCACCTTTAACACCAACTTCACCTTTGGATCCTACCTCACCTTTTGAGCCAACTTCACCCTTACTGCCTTGATCTCCTTTGACCCCTTGCTCTCCTTTCTGACCTTTGTCTCCATCACCATCTAAACCCTTTTGACCTTTAGCACCTTTAGCACCTTTTAATTGTTCAACGGCTCCGTTATTAATATCAATAGATATAGGACTGGGTTGAGTAATAGTTATTACGTCACCAGGTTGGTCCGTTACAATAATTTCAATAGGGCCAGTATCTGACATAGTTTAGTTTACAATGTTTTGTTGTACAGTGAATGTTCCAAAGAACCAAGTTTCTTTTTCTCCAGTAGCGGTGAGCGTAAACTCAACGCCGTATACATATGTCCCAGCATCCACGGTCATGTTAGTGTCTGTAATAGTTATCGTGAGCAATCCTGCATCAGTTCCAGTAATTGTAATACTACTGTTGGGAATAACAATAGGACCATTGTCATATTGTCTTACTTGCATCTCGTAAGAATAAGCCGTCAGGTCAATCGCATTTCCTTTCGAATCTTTGACGTTTGCTTTTAAGATAAAAGTGTTTGCGCGTCGGCAACAAATATTTAATTGGGTAGCGGCAGATAAATCCACATTCTGTGGGTTTTCACATCTGCAAGCGGAAGAACTACAAGTACAAGCCATGGTACAAATTTACTCGTTTAATAATACGTCTAAGAGGTCGTCGGTCTGTTCAGATAATTCTCCTCGCTCACCTTTTCGCTGAGAGATCAACTTAGATTGTTCGACGGCTGATAGTTTAATTCTGTCATCCTTCCTGGTCTCTTTGACTGCTTCTAAATTTTCTCTGCCAGCAGTTTCAATCTGTTGTTGCTGAACAGAATACTCTCCTCGTAGTTTTGCAAGTTCCATCTCATAAAGATGTTCTACCTCCATTACTTTTAGTTTTACTTCAGCATCTACAGAAGCCTTCTGTAAGTCTAGTTGAAGTTCAACTTGTTTCTTTTGAATCTCAGCCTGAGCAGCAGCATTCGTTGCTTGAATGTTAGATTGGGCAGTCATCTGCGCTTGCATCTGTTGCTCTTGCATTTTAGCATCTCGTCTTTTGGCAATACGAACAGCCATTAGTCTTTCTGCTTGATCTGGATCTCTTAGTTGTCTTATTGCCTGAACGTCAGTAATATCTAGTTGACCACTCTGCAATGCGACATTTAGATTTTGTTCTAAGTACATTCGGTCAGGGTCAGACATTTCAGTAACGACCTTAACTCCGAAGTTGTACATTGTAAGTCTCTTGAATGACGAAAGCACAGCCATGTTGGTTTCACCAATGGCGTTCTCATACATCTTATATAAAACACTTTTCTCAGGCATTATCTGAACACACTTGACAACATCTTCAACCACTCTTCTAAATAATACCATGGCTGCATTTTGAATATCATATAATGCATTATTGCCTGCGGCTAATGCTTGCTTCTGAACTCCAACAAGAACATCTCCTTTTGGAGTGGTGCCATCCATAACCTCATTAATTCCTGTAGCATCACGAATCATCCTTAGGTAATGATTGTAAATATTTACCAACTCGGATATGTTTCTTATTTGATTTCCTATCTCTCTTACGGGTGGATTTTGAAATCCCCCTTCAGGGTTTTTAGAGCGATAATAAAAAACTCCAGTCTGTTCGTAGATATCTTGAATCTCTAAAGGTTGAAGTTCTCCTCCTCTTCCTAACTGAACATTCTCCAATCCCTCTATGTCTATGACCAAACCATCAGGCTTCGCTTTAGCAATGGACTGCTGCAACTTTAAGTGAGTTATCTGAAGCATGTCTGCAAATCCTATAACGCTAGAAACTAAAGACTTAGGCATCATGTCTCTCATGTTTAAAGCAATCATAGAATATGAAAGTCGAGAACGAGAAATATCATAAAGATTTTTTGGGACATTTTTCTTTTGACCGTAGTCATACAAATAGTCTGTACCCAAAACATATTTACCTCCGTAAACAGTTTCGTTATTCATGAAGACTGGCTTGCGATCATACACAGACTCTCTTGGCGCTTCGTAGGTATCACCCTTGTAATAAAAGCCAGCGTTTCCAAAACGAGATTCTTTGTTCTCGTAAACCATACTGTCTACTGACTTAAATTCAAATTCTAAAACTTGAACAGAAAATTCATCGTATCCATATCGGTTTTGATTTGACGCGTTGTCATACCAGGTACTCATGAAGGCATTAGGGTCATTACCGTACTTGTTCATTACGGTCTTAGCGATCTCTTTATATTGCGCTTCAGTAAACTGACTACCAGCAGTTCTCTTTAGTTCGGAAATACTAATTCTTTTAATGTCACCAGCATAAACTAAATCATTCAGGTTTGGATCAGTAGTGTAAGAATGTAAGAAGTATGCAGGGTCAACATAATTAGTTTTGATACCGTAGTTAGGATCATTCTCTCTTTTGACTACGGCTACACCACAAGTAACTAAATCTTCAACCGCCCTTCTAAAAATCTTCTCGTCAAAGTCATTCCATTGTAGTGTGAGTTCAGCGGCTAATTGAGCCGCTACCTCTGCATCAGTTTTGACATTAGTATCCAGGAATATTTCAGTCTCTTCTTTTGTCTGAGGCAAGTCTTCTGGATTTACATCGACCTCAAGACCAGACTCTTTGGCCTCTCGAATCATGTCAATGTTTTCAATACGAACTACTGTTCGTCTTTTCTTGATGTCTTTTTCTGATTGAGATAAAGGGTCTACCGCCTCTACCTGTGGGTAGGGCTTCTGAGAGAGTATTTTATTTACAACTATTTTAGCGAACTTAGGAACAATAGGTACTGGAGTGTAGTCCAATGTCAACAGTGTGCCGTCTCCATTATTTGCATTTATGGAGTTTAGTATTTGTCGGTATATCTGTGTGTCCTGAGTTCCGTTTGCATAAGCCCTCGATGTCTCAAATGAATTGAACCTCTTTCCGTAAAGATTGTTAGTGCTGTCGCTGCCCATCCACTGAGTGTAAATGGCCTTTGCCCAAGCAAGTCCGTAAGCCTGCGTGAGTTTTTCTTCGGTTGGTGCTAAAGCATCTGGGAATGTTGAATAACCATTTGCTGGACGACTTTGTGACATAGATCTATAAAAAGATGGTATATAGTTAACTTATGCAAATATAAGTTAAATACTAGCCGTCGAGAGAGGCGGCGGTGTAAGTGCCTTTTAATCAATGGCTGTTTGCCCGACTTCTTTCTTTGAAAGGACCTTATTTATTTTAATCTGATGCTGGCCCTTGTAAGTTTTTGCAAAGAGCCTTTGCTTTAATGAAGTCATCTGATGAGTTGCATAAATCATAATATCCTGAGGATCATCATACTTAGAAACACACCATTGTTTGCTTAACGTATAGGGAAGTTGTTTCTTTTTTTTAGGATAGAATTTTCTGTATCCTACTTCTAATATCATATAATATATTGGGTCGCCTTTCATCTTAAAATTACTTTACCTGTTCTGAACCACTTCTTATCGTTGTAGTTTGTTTTTACTACTGGCTTTATGTTTCCCTGCGCTGCCAGTAACGCAAGACCGCTAGAGATCGTTAAGTCAAACTTTGTTCGATCATCAATCCTATAGTTTATCCAATCTTCTAAGGTTCTTTGAAAAGGCATGCGTCCCATTTCAATAGACTCCTCATTTAGCCCTACATGAGAATGTATGTACGCTTCGATGGCTTGAGCGTGAGCCTGTATTATTTCCTGGGAGTTTGAAGGTATTCCTTTTGTTTTTGTTTTCGAGCCAAAACCAGAACCTAAGTGTGCAGGTCTATCTAGAAGATAATGATCATATCCCCTAGTTTCAAAGTATCTGGCAATGCCGTATTTGTTATTCTCTATAAGAACAGGGTAGCCATAGAACCTTGCAGCCATTAATATATCTTCATAGAATATTTTAGCCAGGGGTGGACGGCTAGCATATTCAGCAACAAACATATTAGCAGGAAACTCAGTAGAGAACTTATTATAAAAATGACAAGCGCCTTTAGATCCTCGACCATCTACAGTCGCGTCTATGTCATACGAGTCAACTCCAGCACAACCTAAAAGTTTATTTTCGGGACCGTTTTTATTTCTCATGTGAGCAGGAGGTAACCATGCAATCCGCCATCGACCATTAGCGTCTGGAGCAAAGACTACTTCGGAGTCTTGCTTTCCACCTTTCCAAATAAAATTACCTATGACTATTGGAGATGGGTATAGTTCATCATTGTGTTGTATTTGCTCATAGATCTTTTGAACATTAAAGACTGAAGACTTAGCGCTGTCTCTGAATGCTTCTTGCTCAGTAAATGGAAACTGTCTTATAACTTCGTTGAGTTCGTAGTTGTCATCAACCAACGCCTTTCTCTCATTCTTTAAAAAAGTCTTAGCCCCTATTGTTATCATATCTCCATCTATTCCTTCTACGGGACTTTCTGGATCATTTACTACAGGTATACCATATTTATCAAAGAAGCCCTCTAAGGCTTCGTAAGCAGG